TATTTGAGGAGTCGCCATGAATTTTTCTCCGTGATCTCAGTTTATCTAAAAATATTTATGATTATGGGTCTTTTCAGTGGGGAAATACGACGTGAGTCACCAATCTGGATAATTCCAATCAACAAATGGAGTTATTTTCTTTCTATTCTCTACAACTCTTCTAACAGTACACTCTTTACATTCATAAGAATAAGAAGATGCGACAGGCCCTCTATCTTTTCTTGTCCTATAAAAACCTTCTATCAAGTTCTTTGTCTCTCCACAAGTTCTACACTTCCTATCGTTCAGAAGTAAGTGTCCAAGTTTTATCTGACCATCTAAATCCATCAGTAATTCCAGAGTTCCCAACCACCAGCAGTGTTTCCGTATTCGTCCATTTTATTATTCTGTGTATACCATCTATCCCCATCACCATCAACAAAATTATCCTCACCTAAACCATCATCTAGGAAACCAAATGGTGCCATGTCCTGTTCGATCTGGTTTTTTTGTTCGTCATATAATCTCTTACGAACATCCTGGTCAGTCAATTCTTTGAAGTAGTCCTGTGCGACCATCCATGCATAAATCACTAGACACATTGCAAGGTCATCATTACATCCTTCTTCTGCTTCAAAGGAATTGTTCTTCTGAATGAATGTAGTTAGTTCTGAAATAATCTCATAATCCCAGAGAATGAGTTTATCCTCTTCAATCATTGTCTTGAGATTGAGAGACCCAATTTTCTTCACAGTCTTGGACATCTTGACTCCAAGTTGTGTCTTCTTACCAGAAAATCCTTGACCAACAATCTGACCTGCTCTACCTCTCATAGAGCACATCAACAAGTTTTGATACTCTAGGTCATATTGAAGAATACTTGCCACCTGGTCTCCAACGTCGTTGACCTCACAGAGTATAAACGCTTCGTTATAATTTTTTGCTACTTCATAGATGACACTTGGAAATAACATTGGTTTGATTTCATTATCTCTATACTTTGCAACTAATCTATGTGGGAATGTGGTGATATCAATAACCACAAATGCTGAATAGTCTGCACCAACTCCTCTGGCAACGTCAACGGTTGTAATATAATCATGACCACTTTTGACTGGTTCAAAAACATCTAATCCAGCATTTCTCTGAATAGGATTCTCATAGACCAATGTCTTAAGTTTTGATGGTGCAATGAGTGTATCAACAGAGCCTAGGAACTCGCACTCAAACTCAACCTTGAACTGTTGTTCTGATGTGTTCTTAATAGTCTGTTCTTTCCAGACTTCATCTCTACCAGGTACTTGAGACCAATGAACATCAGTTGGTATATAATCATTGAATCCTCTTTCCGCATCATGCCACATACGGTAGAAGTGATTCATACCGTGTGGGGTAGAAACAATGATTACCTTTGTTGATTTACCAGAAGTAATCGTAGGATAAACAGATGCAAAGAATGAGTCTGCAACATGGTTCGGAACGAATGCAAATTCGTCAAGGAAGAGGATGTTAAATGACATACCTCTAACAGCAGAAGCAGATGTAGATGCTGCTAATATCTTACTACCATTCTCTAATTCTAAACTACCTTTGTTCCATGCTAGAATTCCTTGTTGCATCCACTTGGGTAAGTTCTCATAAGCAATCTGTAACCTTCCAAGAAGTTCTCTTGCCGTGGATGCTTTGTTTGCCAGGATACCAATATTAACACTATCATTGAAGATAGCATAATGTAATAGAAAAGATACCACAGTAGTAGACTTTCCAGTCTGTCTTGGCATCTTACAGATATTAAATCTATTTTCGTGAAAGTTCTTTACTAGTTTTTCCTGAAAGTCATACAGCTTAAAGGGTTGAAGACCATGATCCAGAGTCACAATCTGAACATAGTTTTTAGCAAAATAAACTGGATCTTCTTTACATTTAATATATTCTTCAATGTTATCTTGGGTAAACTCAATAGCTGTATTAGCCTTTTTTAAATTTGGATTACCCAAATATATATCAGCATTACTCATAAAAATAATTACCTTTGTTCAATCCAGTTCAATACTGCGAGTACTTTCTTGTTAGTATTAGGTGAAGCACATGCTAAAGTGTATATATCACTGATCGTTCCAATACCACTTCTACCAATTTGTAGTTGTGCTTTTTCATCAATAGGAGTTAGAGCTGCACCACCAGAAATCGTAAATCCACTCAGGACAATATTTCCATCAGTTGTAGCAGTAGCACTTGTGTCGTATTGCATAAAGGAGTTTGGATCTGGATGATCTGTCCAACTTGCACCAGTTAAGGTTGGGTTCTCAATTAATCTCCAATAGACATTAGTATTATCATTCGTTGCTGCTTGTAGAGATCTAATCAGAGCAACAGCACCTAACTGACTAGCTTTCAATCTGAGACTTATAATTGGATAGAATGTATCTGCTGCTGACATCGTAGTCCCTGTAATGGGATTAGCAACACTTTCAAGAATACCAAGTTTCTCTGGTTCACCTTCTTGGATTAGAGAATTAGAACCCTGATAGATGTAATGAGTTCCAGCAACACCAGTTACATTCTCAATCTCAACACGAATTGGTAGGAATGGAGTAGAACACCAAACAGTATCCAAAGTATTTGAGTTCTCAAATGTATGAGACGGAATTGTCTCATTTTTCATTAACCATGCAAACTCAACAATACCAGCACCATACCACTCATAGTTGATGGAAATCATCTGCTGTTTTGTTGCATCAGCAGTGACACCAGTATATCCATTACCATCAAACTTCTCACCATTCCAGTCATCTCTGGTTACTCTTCTTTCACTAACAATACCTGTTGTATTACTACGAATTACATAAGAATATGTCCCACCATCATCCTCAAAATAAGCTCCATTATTATCGTCAAACAATCCAAACCTTCTACGAATACCGACCTGTGGAGTATCAAGACGAATTGCAAATGTAAGACTAGCACTTCTACCAGGAATGTATCTCATTACATTCTTGGTTTGTCTGACTACTTTACTACCAGCAGCAGATCCAACTTCCATTACTATATTACTGGATGATGCATTAAAGGTAGCAGTTGCTCCAACTCCAACTAAACTCTCATCCCAAACATCAGTCTCCTTACCATATTGGAAGGTGTTAAAGAAAACTGACTGATATGGAGCAACTTTTAACCTATTACTATTAGAAAAATTGGGTCTCCAGTCTGTCTGGTTTCCCCAATGATCTGCAATATTATATACCTCAAAGAGACTTCTCTCTTGATTCAAGAAGTCTTGAGTAGTCTTATTCCACTGTGCCATAATTTTCCCACTGTAATTTACCGGGGTGATATCTTCTTACATCACCAAATTTCACTGTTGATTTTTGTTCTACTGGATATACTCTTTGAACAATTGCTCCAGGATATTCACCTTGAAGTTGTTCTGCCAACTCCTGATTAGTTGGTAGTCTTACTGAGTCAGCCTGTTCTAACTGCACTCTGTAAATACTACCCATCCAAACAAAGTCTGCAAGATACTTATAGTTCTCTTCCACCTGCTGTTCTGGAGAAGCAGAATTATCACCACCTACATTGAGTGTTCCATTAAAGTCACCATGAATAGTGACTGATTCCTGTATAAAATCTTTAAAGTCTTTCATATCAACAGTTCCACGCTCTGAGTGATTTAGACAATCTATCATCACCAGTATTATTGGAAGGTTTTTGTCTCTTTCTCATTCCTTTCATTCTTGCACAGAATGACGTTCTTCTTTTGTTACCAACTTTCTTTGAAGGTGCTTTTAGATCAGAACCAGGATTTTCTTTTTCATAAGACTTACGTCCTTTTTCGTTGAGACCACCAGATTTATTCTGACCTTCTTTTTTAGTCCATGCAGCTCCTTCACTCATATCACCACCTTCACCTTCACCTTTATCATGATCCTCATCTTTCATCAGATCCCCGTTTGGCATTACATGATAACCTTTAGGAATTGATTTACATTTTTTAGAGTCATTACAATAGTATTCACCTTTAGAACAACTCTTACTGGATTTATTATATTCCTCAACATGAAGAAGAGATTCGCCTGGTTGATATGTTGCCATATCATATCTCTGAACTAAAGCTCCAGGATAGATTTTCTCAATGGCATCAACTACTTCTTGTTTTGAAGGTCTATGAACTGTTGGGAAGAACAATTTAATAAGCATATATCTACCTTTCCAACTAAACCCAACCATATAGATGTTTCCGGTTTTGGATGGAATTCTTACAGCTTCATCAAGTTCTTTCTGTGAACGAACCCAACTATCAGGAGTCTGCTCATGCTTATCTTTGAACTCATCATGGAGTTCTCTGGGAGTCATATCATTATCTTCACAAATACCTCTCATCAACTTATCGATGGAGTCATATGAAACATCATTCAGTTCAAGAAGTCTTTTCTCAAGTTCATTTACTGCCTTTGCGTCTTCTTTGACACAATTTGGATATTTTTTTCCAAACATGGTCTTCATGCCTTTTTTCTTATAACCCTTCCAACACTTTTCATCAAGAACTTCTACTTCAATACCTGCTGCTTCCATACACCTGATTTGAAGGTCAGTCAACTCTGGAAGAGCCATAAATTCTTCGTTCTTCTTTGACTTACCATAGTTGGCAGCACCTTTCTTACGACACTGAACCAAACGACCAGAAGCATAAGCAGAAGGCCATACAGAAGCAGATGCCTTTACCTTATGG